ACGGTGATAACCCGGATACAAACGATTTAGAAAGAGCAGTTAGATGGGTAATTATTACGTTAATTTTTGTTTTTGATCCTCTAGCTATCCTGTTGCTTATTAGTGCAAACATGTCTCTCTTGCAATATAAACAGAATAAGGATAAAATGATAAGGCCTGATGCATCTGGCACATTTACTGATTTTGCGTCTTTTAAACCTGAGTGGGACCCAGATCATAAAGATAACCTATCTGATGAGAGCACAGTAAAAGTAGAAAAGTCTAAAATACATGAAATCCCTAAAGAAATACTTGATAAGGTTTTTAGAAAATGAATAAAAAATTTAAAGAAATTGCTACACCAGAGCAATGGGAAGAATTTAAATCCCGGTTAGATTATATGTTGAGAGAAGGTAAAGTTACAGTTATTTTCGATAAGAAAGACGGAGAGCGTCGCGTAATGACCTGTACATTAGACCCTAATGTAGTACCCCAGGTGGAAAAAAAGACAAAGCAAGAAGCAACTAAAGTAAATGAAGATATTTGTCCTGTATTTGATTTAGATAAACAAGCCTGGCGCTCATTCAGGTATGATACTATATACGAGGTGCAATTTGAAACTCAATGAACCCAGGGTGGATTCAACATCAAGTGATTATTCAGGTCATCTAGCGCAGGCGTTTTCTTTTTATAATATGCAGCACGATAAGAAAGAGGCGCGATCGTATATGCGTACGTTTCTTAAAGTTTGGGATAAGTCAGGTAGTATCTTAAAAAAGTTTGATAGCTTACCTGATTCAGACTTTATACAGACATACGGTTGGTTAGCTCGTATTAAGACTAATGGGTACACACTTCAAGACAAGCATGAGGCTAACTTTAATGAATACATACAAAAAATTATGTCCTTCATACCTTCACCTTCAGATGTATTCAAAGAAGAAGTAGTTATAAGACCTACTATTCAAGACTATATGAAAGAAAAAGCTAAGGAGTATGTAGGGGACCTGGAAGGGGTGTTAGATGATTTTATTAAGAATAACGAAAGCTTTAGTTTATATAATGATTTAAAAATAAAAAGTATACCTAAGCAATATTGTGATGATATTATTGTATGGCTAGATAAAAAGACTTTTGAATTTACATACGTGTATAAGTCTACTGATACTGATACTAAAGAAGGGTACTCTAATCTTAATAAAAGAAAGATATCTCAAATAATTAAATTTCTCGGTGAGTGTGTTGAGGACGTAGAACGTTATGTAGAGTTTCGAAAAGCTAACCGTAAACCGAAGACAAAGAAAGCTAAACCCTCTTCTTTACAGATCACAAAACTTAAATATTTAAAGTATTGTCCTGAACTTAATATAGATTCTGTTTCACCAATTGATATTGTTGGTGCATCTCAAGTATGGGTATATAATACAAAGTATAAGAAGTTAGCTGTTTATAGAACAGATTCAACGTTAGGTATACAAGTTAAAGGTTCATCCTTACAAAATTATGACCCGGAGCTATCTGATCAAAAAGTAATTAGAAGACCCGAAGCATTTCTACCTATTATTAAAAGCTCAACGAAGATAAAATTAAGAAAGATTATGGATGAGCTAACAACAAAAGGTTCTGACGTAAGCGGTCGTATTAACGAAGAGTGTATTATCCTTAGAGTAATTAAATAAAGTGAGTTTAAATTGATAGTACTAGATTATTCCCAAGTAGTAATTTCTAACCTTATGGCTGAAATAGGCAACCGCCGTGCAGACGATATTGAGCTTGATATAAATCTATTACGGCATATTATTATTAATACTATACGCAGTTTAAAAATTAAGTTTGAAGGGGATTATGGTGATCTAGTAATTGCCTGTGATAGTAAAAAATACTGGCGTAAACAATATTTTCCGTACTATAAGGCAAACAGGAAAAAAATTAGACAAGAGTCTGGACTCGATTGGCCCTTAATATTCGATACTATTAACTTGATAAAAGAAGAATTAATTACGTTTTTTCCTTACAAGGTTATCGAGGTTGAAGGCGCAGAGGCAGATGATATTATAGCCACCTTAGCCAAATGGTCAAGTACTAATGACGTAAAAGAAGGCACGGTATTTACAAACGCTAACCCATTCTTAGTACTCTCGGGTGATCATGATTTTATTCAATTACAGAAGTATAAGCACGTTAATCAATTTTCCCCTGTGCAAAAGAAATTCGTTAAGCCTGAAACAACTCCGGAAAAATATGTTATAGAGCATACGATTAAAGGTGATAAAGGGGACGGTATACCTAATGTCTTTTCAGCAGACGATGTTTTTATTAAAGGTGAAAGACAAAAATCCGTTTCATCTAAAAAGCTAGAGGAGTGGGTCAATAAGCCTGATACAATGCCTGTTGATGATGCATTTCTGCGTAATTTTGACCGTAATAAGACCTTGGTTGACTTTACAAGAATACCTAGCGATATAGAAAAAAGTATTATAAATACCTTTGAAAGCGCCCCTAAAAAGGATAAAAGTTTACTTCTAGACTATTTTATTAAAAACAGAATGAAGTTAATGATGGAACATATTGGAGAATTTTAATGCATTTGTTAATATCAGAGGTTTTAGACTCGTTTGAAAAAGCTAAAACTAAGCAGGAAAAAGTACAGATTTTAAAGAGGCATGAGACCCCTGTATTAAGAGGTCTAATGCGAATTAATTTTGATATGGGTGTAGTAATGCATTTACCTGAAGGGGAACCACCTTATAAAAAGGTAGCGGATATACCGTTAGGGGAACAGCATACGAAACTAGAGGCAGAGTACCGTAGATTTTATATTTGGTTAGACCCGAAAATCAATATTAGTAAACGTAAAAAAGAACAGCTCTTTATTGAAATGCTCGAGAGTTTGCATATTACTGAAGCTGAGATTATAATTTTAGCTAAAGATAAAAAATTACAAAAGAAATTTAAATCATTAAAAGAGGAAATTGTAAGAGAAGCTTACCCTAATACATTACCTCCTAAAAGTATTAGTAAAAATGGCGGTGAAAATGCAGCTGTATAATTTAGAATATCGGTATCTTGATAGTATGGGTAGAACTAAAAATACCTCACATGGTGGTGTATTTTCAGATTTAAATAAAATTGAAGATTTTAAAAGCAATTTACTTGCTAGAGAAAAAAAGAAGAAAATTGCTTTTGATGTTTATATAATGGATAAACCGTTGTTCAGTTAGCATGGTCGCTACTATCTACAATTTTCCAAATAAAAAACAAGAGCCAACTTATAATGTTCGCCTCTTTAATGAGGAAGAAGCTGATGTACTGCTTATATGTATGAATATATTCAGTGAATATGATCATAAATTTAATTACGATAATTTAGACACTATAAGCTCTTTTGTAGCAATTGAATGTTTAGAGATTGCGTTAAGTAGTGGTTTTTTTGTAGATAGTTTTAAAAATATAATTAGTATTATTTTACAAAATGTTGAGTTAGATTAATATGAATATTTTTTATCTTAGTAATGATACAAACGAATGCGCAATGCAGCATGTAGATAAGCATGTTGTAAAAATGATACTCGAGTACGGGCAATTAATGTCAACGGCTCATAGAGTACTAGATGGTGAGCTCTATTACGGTAGAACAGCTAATAATAGAAGTATAAAACGTTGGTTATTACCTGATGATAGAGAAAATATTTTATGGAAAGCATCACATATTAATCACCCTTCAGGTATATGGGTAAGGGCTTCAGCATCTCATTATAAATGGCTCTACAGTCTATGGTTGTCGTTACTTAATGAATATACCTTTAGATATGGTAAGCTACATAATTCAGAGCGCATGAAACATGCGTTTGGTCGTTTACCATCAAACATACCTGATCTGGGCTGGTTATGTGATCCAACGCCAGCTATGCCTGATGAGTATAAAACAAAAGAAGTTGTGCAAAGTTATAGAAATTACTATAAAGGTTCAAAAAACGCATTTGCGGTGTGGAAAAATAGAGACACCCCATCCTGGTTTATATAAATAGAATATGCCATTATATACATTTAAGAACAAAGAAACTGGTGAAGTGTTTGATAAACTGATTTCAATAAGTGAACGTGAGCCGTATCTTCAAGATAATCCGCAGCTGGAGCAAATGCTAGGTGCAACTGCTATCGGCGATTCTGTGCGTCTTGGTATTAGGAAGCCCGATGATGGGTTTAGGGAGGTACTTTCAAAAATACATGCAGCCAATTACAAGAGTAACTTGAAAGATAAACTATCTAGATGATGTTTTTTTCAACAGTTTTTTTAACCTATTAGGGACCTTAGTGTAGCGCTGTGGTCCCTTCTTCTTTTTAAGAGACAACGATGGCACGTAAACAAATACAGCCTCAGCAAGACAATCATCCACAATTTACATTATATAACAACAAACTTAAAATAAAGATTGATGATTTAAAAACAATAAGTCCTCTTAACAACAACC